AAGTAAGTGAAAACACAAAGCTAACGCTGGATTTAAGAACCATTGGTATCGTAATAGCAGGGGCTGTTTCACTTGCTTTAATGTACACCGACCTAAACGCAGGTATAGAAGAAGCTAAACTACTTCCAGAACCTAGCATATCACGAACTGAATACGATTTGAAAGACCAGTTAATACGTGAAACAATCGAAAATACAGCAAAGCAAGTTGAGGAAAACAGCAATAAATTAGATAAAATAGATGAGAAGTTATATGAAATTATACAGAGATGAAAAATTTAATTGTCCTAATTGCGTTGTTTGTATATGCTATAGCGAGTAGTCAAGAATATACAGTTCTACATATTAATAGTACTTGGAACTCTAGGAATGATTATAAGCAGTTAAATGAGATTAAAGGTGCAAGGATAATCAAGGCATTATTAGAAGACCAACAACCAAGCATTAAACGTCAAATAAAAGCTGTACCAGTTATATTTATATATAAAGGAAGCAGTTTAGTAGGTAGATGGGATGCTGATATTTCTTTAACAATAAAAGCATCTGTAGAAGAAATGCAAGAAGCAATAGACAGTTCTAAATATACAAGAGTAGCAACAAATGATTAGTAAGCATATATCAGAAAAAGAAGGAACGTATTCTATAACGGCAATTCGTTTAGGCATAGAAAATGTACCAGATGAGTATGCCAGACAGAATATGGAGATAATAGCTGAAAGAATATTTGAACCTCTTAGAAATGAAGCTTGTGGTCCAATAAAGATTAATTCGTTTTACAGATGCCCTGAATTGAATCAAGCCATTGGAGGAAGTGCTAAATCGCAGCATTGTGAAGGTCGTGCAATAGATTTAGATGATACTTATGGGCACATGAGTAATTCACAGATGTATCATTATATAAAAAGAAACTTAGATTTTGACCAATTAATATGGGAATTTGGTGATGACCATAATCCTGATTGGGTTCACGTCAGTTATGTAGATGAGGACTACAATAGACAAAGATGTTTAAGGGCAATAAGAAAAAATGGTAAAACTAAATATATAGATATAACTAATTCTTAAACATAGTAGATATTTATCGTTAAACATAGTAGGTTTTGAAAGTTGAATTTGCACTCATAGAAAGATTTTTAGACGGCCCTTTAATTGGCTTCACTTATTTTCCTAAAGACGAAGTAATAGAGTTTACAGAATTAAACATCTATTTAATATTTATAACATTACACTTTAAATTTTATTAATATGAAAGAAATATTGGCAAAGATATTTGGTGGAGCTGCTGGAGGTGTAGCAGAGAAAATATCTAATATTATAGACAAGCATACTTTTAGTAAAGAGGAGAAAGCTAAGCTAGAAAAAGAAATGACTGAAGTATTTATACAAGCTGAACAAGATATGCAAAAGAATGTAACTGAAAGATGGAAAGTAGATTTAGAGCATGGTAATTGGTTAACAAGGTCCGTTAGACCTTTAGTATTAGTATTCCTAATATTTACTACAATATTAATGGTATTTATAGATTCAGGCTCTATAAACTTTAATGTAGAACAAAAATGGACTGATTTATTACAACTCGTTTTAATTACAGTTATTGGTGCTTATTTCGGTGGAAGAAGTATTGAAAAAGTAAGAAAGAAATAATGGCTAAGATAGTTACTAATATATATAAATCTAATAGCCGTAAAAGACCTGGAGTACATTCTAAAAATAAATCCTCTAAAGTAAAATCTAGTAAGAACTACTTAAAGAGATATAAAGGACAAGGCCGTTAAGGTTTTGATATTCTTATCCCGTAACACAACAGTAACTTTTCTCGGTACTTGATTCAGCCTTCGTTTTTGAGAACTACGGCTGAACAAAGAAGTTCTTTAAAAGAAGTATCGAAGTTACAAAAAAAAAATGACAAAGTCAAGTATTTTAATTAAAATATTTTTATTATCTTTATTATATGATTTCATATATGATAGATAAAATAATGTCTTATACATCAGTTTCTGATAAAGAAAAGATAAATCGTTTATTAGAATTAGATTGTAATATGTATGCTAATTTAGGTACAGATTCTACTAAGACAGAAAAGCTAGAAGTTAAAAAGAATAGTAGAGCTATCTATAGAGCTATTAAAGAAATAGATGCTAATATAGGCAGGTCTTTATTAGAACACATGGATAAATAATGTATATAGATAATTGTGAAGGTTTGACATTTTTAACTTGGGATATGTTTGATAGTCCAGACTTACCAGACTCAGGATATAAATATATGGAGAGAGAACCTGTATATATATTAGATGAAATTATAAGAAAGACAAGAGCTACAATGAAAGTAACTCTTGGTTATGTAACTAAATCTTATGGAGATAAAATAAGATTGGTTAATACTAATTCTCACAGAATAGGTAAAGCTATACAATTAAGGTGTGTAGGTCATAAAAAGAGAATGGTAATCGTAAAGAATTTAATAGAGCATGGTGTTGAAAGAATCGCTGTTAATTACGAAACAGTTTATTTTGATACTGATGACTTAAAAGAAAAAGCGTTCTATATTTGGAGTTAAATATAGTTTGTTTTTGTTTTCATCTGTTGTTTGAGAAGGAGGGCTTAGGCCCTCTTTCTTTTGTTAAAGTATTGTTAAAATAAATTAACATATTAAAATACTTTTTACATTTACACAAAATAAAACTTATGACAGGTACTTATTTAAAAGATTTAGTTCAACTAAAAGATTATCAAATTGAGGCTCTACAAAAAGAGAATCAAAGACTTGTTACACATCTATTTGAATTGTGTGACAAAGATTGTCCAGAAGAATACAAACAAATTGTGTTATCTAGTATTTCAGAAAGATATGAAGAACAATCTCGAAATTAATTATTATGAGAAATTTATCGAGATGGCTAACTTAGTTCAAGAGCTTAGGAGAAAACATCCTGGAGTTATTGAATCTAGCAAGCTATTACCTTATCTGAATGAGATGGCATTTTATGTTAATGCTCTTCAAATAGAGACAATGGAAAAGTCCTTTATTATTAATAAACTTAAACAGACAATATCAGATTTAGAAGAGGACGCTATTAACGATTATGTTAATATAAAATAAATTTGTATATTGGTAAAACAATTATGGAAAATACATTTCACGACAAAGTAATTGCAGTTCAAACAGAACTGAAAGCTCCTAAGAACCAATTTAATTCATTTGGTAAATATAAATATAGGAGTTTAGAAGACATCCTTGAATCTGTTAAACCTTTATTATCTAAGCATGGTTTATCATTAACTATTACTGATGAGATAAAGGAAACAGCTACAGGACATTTATATACTGAAGCTAGAGCTATTTTACATTCTCCAGATGGTTCTGTAGAAGCTAAAGCTCAAGCAGGTATAGACCCTAATAAAAAAGGGATGGATATTGCACAAAGTTTTGGTGCAAGCAGTAGTTATGCTAGAAAGTATTGTTTAAACGGATTATTCTTAATAGACGATACTAAAGATGCAGATGCTACAAATACTCATGATAGCAATATTAAATGGCTTTCTGAGGGAACTCCAGAGTTTACTAAAGCAGTTAGCTTTATTAAAAAAGGTGGGAGTATAGATAAGGTTAAGCAGAAATTTAGCTTATCCAAAGCAGTTGAAAATAAACTATTAAACGTAAAATCTTAATTTATGGCAGCAATTATTTCAGCGTCAATAGACGTAAGTAAATTACCTAAAGAGAAATTTGTTAAAGGAAAAAAGGGAGTTTGGTATAACTTTACTATTTCAGTTAATGATGATTCTAAATATGGTAATAATGTTTCTCTTACTGATAGTCAGACTAAAGAAGAAAGAGAAGCTGGTAAACCTAAAGATTATTTAGGGAACGGCAAGGTTATTTGGACTAATGGTTCAATTACTAAAGCCGAAGCTGATGCACAGCCAGTAGCAACAACAGCTGGAAGTGTAGAAGATTTATTCTAAACAGAATGAAAGAGGGGGGATAATTTCTTGTGTCCATAGTAAATATTGTTAATCAATCCTCCCTCTTTTTTTTAAACAACAAACAGATGAATAAAGAATATATTAATGAGATGTTGGCTATTCAAGAGAAAGCTTACATCGACCCAAAAGAAAAAGTATCATATCCGCCAGTAGCAATAAGTATGGGAAACTTTAAAGCAGGACAAGAAGTATATCCAATTCCAATAGGAACTTATGGTAACTTTAGTTTTATACAAGCTCCCCCAAAATCAAAAAAAACATTCTTTGTTAGTTTGCTATCTGCGGTATATTTAAAAGGAAGATTGCCTAATTATGCTGATGGTATGTTAGGGCATAGAGACGGAAGATGTTTAGTGCATTTTGATACTGAGCAAGGTAGATTTCATGCTCATAAAGTATTTAGAAGAGTTGTAGATATGACAGGTATGGATAATGAATGTTATCATACATTTGGTTTAAGAACTCTTGGATATGAAGATAGGTTAAACTTTATAGAATATTATTTATATAATCAAGTACAAGATTTAGGATTGGTTATTATAGATGGTATAGCTGATTTAGTTCCTGATGCTAACGACATACAGGAATCAAATAAGGTGATGCAAAAATTAATGAAATGGACTGAAGAATTAGATTGTCATATTATTACTGTTATACATTCTAATTTTGGTTCTGATAAACCTACAGGACACTTAGGTTCTTTCTTAGAGAAAAAAGCTGAGACACAGATTAGCTTAGAAAAAAATACTGTGCATGAAGAAATGGTAACCGTTAAATGTAAAAGGAGTAGAGGATTTCCTTTTGAAACATTTAGCTTTAAAATAGATAAACAAGGTCATCCTAAAATGGTTGACGATTTATATGAGATTATAGATAATAATAATATTGATGCGACTAGAGTTCCGATTTCCGATAAGGGCCATACCCCATCAGTCAGTAAAATTTAGTAGAGGAAGAGCATATCAACCTAAAAAAGTTATTGACTATAAGAAAGCATTAGTAGTAATGCTAAAGGAACAACTACCCTCTGATTTTAAAATAATACCATCAGGAACTCCAATCGTTATACAACAATTAACCTATCAGTTTGAATATCCTAAACTTTTTCCTAAGAAAAAGCGAACTGGTAATGTACCTAAAACAACTAAACCAGACTTACAAGACAATATTAATAAGGCATTTTTAGATGCCTTTGAAGGTGTGCTTTTTGAACAAGACCAAAACATTCACACTATTAATAAGTTATCTAAATGTATGGGGGATGAAAATCTTATAACACTTATAATAGAATACGAATGTTAGATAAAATTGCAGAAAATCACGTTTTATGGGTTAAAATGGTAACTAATATGGGTTGCCCTCTTCATCTTGTAGAAGATATTGTACAAGAAATGTATCTCAGAATAGACCGATTAGTTAAGAATAAAAAAAAGATTATGTATGATAGTGAAGAGGTCAATAGGTTTTATATTTATGTAACCTTAAGAAATCTTTACTTTGATTACACTAAAGCTAAAAACAAATATACTTTTTTTAGTTATCTTGAAGTAGATGATGCTCAACAAGTTAACTCTCCTGAATATCTTTATACTGAAGCCGAAGTAGAAAGAGAAGAGGCTTTTTATAGATTAAGTAATAAGGTAAGTAATGAGATTAACTCTTGGCACGTTTACGATGCTAAACTATGTAATACATATTATAAGGGAAATATGTCTCTTAGAAGGATATCTAAGGGAAGCAAGATTAGTTTAACTAGCTTATTTAATTCTGTAAAGAATTACAAGAACATATTAAAAGAAAAGTTTATGGAAGATGTAGAAGATTATTTAAACGGAGACTATCATTTATTATAAATAAAATTATGAAACAACCACCAAAAGACAAAAGAACAAAGGCATATAAAGAATGGAAAAAGAAGTTCGATGATATGCAAGAAACTAATCCAGAAGGATTGGGAGATGTTATTGAAAAAATAACAGAAGCTACAGGAATTAAAAAAGCAGTTAAATGGTTAGCTGGAGAAGACTGTGGCTGTGACCAGAGAAAAATGAAGCTCAATCAGATATTTAGACATAATAAGATAGAATGTTTAAATGAAGACGAGCATGAGTTTTTATCTACCTATCTATCTAAAAAAAGAAAGGATGCAAGTCACGAAGAAAGAGTAAAATTATTTGCTATTAATAATAGGATATTTAATAAGAATGAGAAAGTATCTTCCTGCACTTCCTGTGTAAATGCTATTGTTAGAAGACTAGAAAAGGTATTTAATGAGTATAGATAAAAGTAGTCAAGGATTATCCTTGATAAGAAATAGAAAGCTCATTAAACAAGTAATTGACTTTACTGGTTTACAGAACGGAAAAATGCACCCATCAGATATTGATGCAGTATTAGAATTTAATAATGAAGCTTTAATATTGATGGAAGTTAAAAGGAAGGGTTTGAGGATACCAACTGGCCAAAGACTCCTTTTGGAGCGATTGAATGACTCTTGGCACAATCAAGATAAAGCGATTGTGCTAAAAGTTGTTCATGAGTTTGATAATGAAGATTCTAATATTCCTTTAGATAAATGTAATGTAGAGGTGTGTTATTATAAAGGAGTTTGGAATAAAAAAGAGGGGAATTTAAAAGATGTATTAAATAAATTAGGTGAAGCATGGGAGATAAAGAAATTACGTTTTGGGTAGAAAATAATTCATTAAACGCAGAAATTAATTATATTTACATTTATGAAGAATAAACGAAAACAAATGCCAGTATTCACAGGAGTCTTAAGATATTTCCCTGATGCTATAAAAGAAGTTGCTAAAGTTTCTTATGCTGGTAACCAACAACATCATCCTGATAAACCTTTACATTGGGATAGAAATAAATCTACTGACGAGTTAGATGCGTTGTCAAGACATTTAATAGATGCAGGCACTTTTGATGATGATGGAATGAGACATTCTGCAAAGGTAGCTTGGAGAGCTTTAGCTAATCTACAAAAAGAATTAGAACAAGACTTTAACAAAGATTTAACAGATATTTAATTTTCTTATAATTATATTAGCAGAATGATTACAACATTTGACAATAAACAATGGGATGAGAAAGACATCCTACAAAGAATGCTAGATGACGAGTTTTACTATGGTTATCTCGGTTCTAACGCACTTTCTAAGTCTGCGTGTAGTAAACTACTAAAAGGACCTAAAGCGTACCGCAAATCGCTTAAAAAGGCTACTGAGACGCAAGCCCTTCGAGATGGTAGATTAATTCATTTATGTACTTTAGAGCCACATAGAATAAAAGATTTAACAATAGTAGATATTGCAAGTAAAAGAGGAAAGGCTTGGGATATTGCATTAACTCAAAACCATCCACAAATGGTTTATACGCAAAAAGAATTAAATTATGCTAACAGTATAGCAAATGAATTGTTAAACTGTAAAGATGTATCTAATTATTTAAGTGAAGCTGAGTTTGAGGTTCCTGGAATAAAAATGATTGATAATTTAGCCTTTAGAGGAAAAGCAGATATTATTAGAAAGGGAATTATTATAGACGTAAAGACAACAACCAAAATAGATTCGTTTAAATATAGTGCTAAGGCTTTTGATTATGATTTACAAGCTGCATTATATTTGAGGCTGTTTGATTGTTATGAATTTGTATTTATAGCAATAGACAAAGAGACGAAAGAGATTAAGATATTTGAATGTAATGATTCATTTATTTCTAATGGGGAGTTGAAGTTAGAAATGGCTATAAATAAATATAGAGAGTATTTAGAAATACAAAATGAATTACACAATTACGTCACATACGAAATCCTCGAATGATGGAGAGAAGATAAAAGAAGAATACTTTAATCTTTGTATGCACGATATAAAAGATGGTTTATCTTTAATGGACTTAAGATTTATGTTAGATGACCATGCTGAAAAAGAATTATATTGGGAGTGTGCAGGAATTAAGAAAGCAATAGATTTTATAGCTTTTAGATTAGTCTTTGAGCTAACAAAAGCAGATAGTAAACAATTTAATAACTTAAATATAAATTATGCCAATACCGAAAAGAAATCCAGGTGAGTCAGAAGACAACTTTATTAGTAGATGTATGTCTAATCCGACTATGAAAAAAGAATATCCAGATAGTAAACAAAGAGTTGCTATTTGTATTAATCAATTAAAAAAATAATATGAAACAATTAGATGAAATCAGGGAATACCTAGAAAAAACTCTTAAAATAGATTTAAGAGAAAAAACAAGAAGAAGAGAATATGTTTATGGAAGAGCTGTATATTTTAAACTTTGTAGAGAGTATACTAAGTTTAATTTAGATAAGATTGGGAAAAGTGTTAATGTAATTCATTGTTCTGTTTTACATTCAATAAACAATGTATTTCCTATAGTTATGCAATACGATGAAACTCTTAAGAATATTTATGAAGACTATAAGTTTACTCATAAATACAAAGAGTCAGATGTTAGACAAAACTATTTAAGCTTGATGAAAGAAAACGTAGGATTAAGAACAGAATTGAAAGGAAACTTATTAGACAAATCAACAGGTAAAAGGTTTATTGATTTAGTTACAAGAATACCAGAAAACAAAAGAAACTACATTTACGATAAATTAGAGATTATGGTAAGTGCATTTGAAAAATAAGTTTGAAAGTATATACGATTTAAAAGCTCAGAGCTGGTGTTTTGAACAGGGCTATAAGATATATATAGTTCCGTTAAACAACAAAGGCACTTTGTCTAAAGTGGCTATTGAATTAGGAAACAAAAAGGTTTTAACAAATGAAATCTTCAAGAACCAAAGTGATGCAAGTAAAGAGGTTTGGAGGATTTATAAAAAATTATATAATGTATGGGTAGAGCAAAACAAAATTCCGCTTACATAAAACCGAATGATGGCAGAAGAAATAATGGTAGAAAGAAAGGTGAAAAATATGGAAGCAAAGCAAAAACATTAATTAAATCATCTTCACAATTAACGCCAGCTAAGAAAGAAAGAATATCTACATACGCATTGAATGCGATGAAAGAGGTATTTGGTAGTGAAGAAGAAGCTTGGAAGTCATTAGCTGAACAGGCCAAAGATTCATTTGCTCACATGAATTTACTTTGGCAATATAGATATGGTAAACCTACAGATGGTAATGAAAATAATGCTAAGAAGAAATTAGATGTTCCAGTTATTAATTTCTATGCTTCAGAAAAACAAATAAAAGAAATAGATAATACAATAGATATTGATTCAGAAGAAGTAGATGAATAATATAAAACTAAATGATAAATACGGCCCTCTATTTAAAAATGATAGTAGATACTTTGTGTGTACTGGAGGTAGAGGTTCTGGTAAATCATTTGGTGTAGCTGTATTCTTATTGTCATTAACTTATGAGCAAGGACATAAAGTATTGTTCACTAGGTATACAATGATTTCTGCACAGACGTCGATTATCCCTGAATTTATAGAAAAAATAGATTTAATGGGTGTTCAGGAACATTTCAGAATAACTAAAGATGAGATTATAAATTTAACCACAGGAAGCTCAATTATCTTCAAAGGTATCAGAACATCAAGTGGTAATCAAACGGCTGCCTTGAAGTCTCTAAATGGCGTTACAACCTTTGTCTTGGATGAAGCAGAAGAGCTGATAGATGAATCAACTTTTGATAAGATAGATTTCTCTGTACGTTCACAAACTAAACAGAATAGATGTATATTGATATTAAACCCTACAAGCAAAGAACATTGGATATATAAAAGATTCTTTCAGGATGCAGGAGTAAAAGCTGGTTATAATGGTAGTACGATAAATGCAACTTATATTCATACTACTTATAAAGATAATAAAGATAATTTATCTGAGTCATTCCTTCAGCAAATCTTTGATATGAAACTAAAGCGAGCTGATAAATATGAGCATCAAATATTAGGAGGATGGTTAGCTGCGGCTGAAGGAGTTATATTTAAGAACTGGAGACTTGGAGATTATATACAAACAGAGCTTACTTGCTATTGTCAAGACTTTGGATTCTCTGTAGACTTAACAACTCTTGTAAAAATATCTGTAGATAATTCTTTCAATAAATTATATGTAAAAGAGATATTTGGTAGTCAAGGATTATCCACGACTGAAATAGCAATTAAGAACAAAAATGAATGTGGAGCAGATTTAATTATATGTGATAACTCAGAACCTAGATTAATCTCTGAATTAAAATCTAAAGGACTGAATATCAGGCCAACAATAAAGAGAAAAGGAAGTATTTTGTCTGGGATTGCATTGATGCAAGATTATGAAATTATTGTAGATAGAAACTCTCATGGAATTGTAAGAGAATTAAATAACTATGCTTGGCAAGAAAAGAATGCTAAACCGAATGTAGGTTATGAGCATTACATTGATGCGATACGTTACGGCTTGACTTATTTAGTTCAGAACAAAAATTCAGGAAAATATATTATTCGTTAAAACCTAGTCATTAAACATAGTAGGTTTTCCAGCTCTTAAACATAGTAGGTTTTTATAACGACTTTACTTTTGGTTATCGTTAAACATAGTAGGTTTTGTGATTCTTAAACATAGTAGGTTTTTTGGTAAACCCAATTTCCTTATTTGGAATAATTCTAAATAAATTCTGTTTGCTTTCACGTTCCGAAATTGCAAATCATAATTTTCAGTAGCCAAACAAAAATAATTTTGTTAGTGTAAAAAAATATTTGTATATACGCGTACGCACGCACGCCCGCGACTTTATAAGGTTAATTTTCTAAATGTTAAAGTTTTGTTAAAGGTTTTGTTTGTTAATTATTTGTTTATAAATTAGAGGCATCAAAAACAATTAAAAATTAAAACAATGGAAAAAGAAATTTACAATTACTTAAACGACTTAAGAGACTCGGGCATAACGAATATGTTTGGGGCTGGAATTTATCTTCAAGATGAATTTGGACTTGGTAAAAGAGAAGCCAGAGAATTTCTCGCAAAATGGATGAAACAATAAAAAATAATAATTATGAATAGAAAATTAAAACAATTAAAACACAAAATCAAAACTAATAGAGAACAAAGAATATTAAATAACATCTTTGAGAGTTACTCTAAAACAATGTTAAAAACAATAGAAAAAAACGAAAAATAATTATGGGAAATTTAAGTTATTGTAGGTACGAAAACACCTCAAACGCTTTACGGGATTGCGTTGATGCAATTTGGGAAAGCGATTGCTCGGAAACTTTAAGCGATTATGAAATTAAAGGGCTTAATGATTTGTTAATTCAGGCTAAAAATCTAATTTACATGGAAGACAAAATAATTAATATTTTAGAAAATCAAGAATATGAAAACAAATAAATTTTATTTAGATTTTGGAGGTTTTTATGACTCCATACATTTTGATAATATTCAAAACATTATTGAATGTTTAGATATTAAAGATGACAATATTAATTATAACGAAACTTATAAAGAATATTGTAAAGATTTTGTAAATGAATTAAACAATTATTTAGAAACTGATTTAAAATTTACGGGAATTTATTCGCCAAGATTTTACAATTTTGAAACTGATAAAATCGAAGTTGAAATAAATGAAAATGATTTTAATAAAATAATAAATAAATATTTAGACAATAAAGAATGTATTGATTATATAAATGAGTCAAGCTCCTCAAAAGATGGGTTTCATTCATTTTGTGAAGGTGTAGAAAACTTAAAAAATCAACCTCATTTATTATTAGAATATGTATTTAAGTATATTTTATGGATTGATACAGAATTAAGTGACTCTGAATTAACTTATGAAATATCTGATAACATTTATAATAGATTAATAATAGTAGAAAACGAAATATTTGTATAATTATGAATAAAAAAACATTTAAGAAAGTATATAAGCAATACTTAAAAGCAAGATATTTTTTTAAAGAAGATTGTCAAGCAGTCTTAAAAGAATATAGACCGATGAGAAATATCGGAATGATGATAAAGAAATTCTTTAATCCAAAATGTCAACAATATTGGATTTGTGTTCCTTCAGAAATGGAAAGCAAAAAACTAAAGGAATTATTTATTATGGATACAATTAATTTTCTAAACGATAAAATAAATATAAAAAATGAATGAATATATATTAATAGAGTGGCCCAATAGTCAAAACTATATGGAACAAGATTGGTTTAACGAAGAGGCTCATTTATGTATTGACATAAGCTCGGCTTACTTTATACCAAAAAACAGAATTAAATAATTAAATAATAAAATAAATATAAAAAATGAATAGATTAAAAGAATTTTTACAACAGGATTTACTTGAAGCTCATGAATGCTTTTATAAAGTAAATAAAAATATTGAAAATCATTTTGCATATCAGCAAATCGAACCGTTCAAAAGAGAATTAGAAAAATTAGATAATTTCTTTACTTATTGGAATTATCACGTTAAAAACTTAAATAAATAAATATGATACATTCAGCAGACATAAAAAGAATTACTCAGGATTTAAAAAAAATAAATAATGAGTCATTAACACAACAAACGGAATTTGAAAAATTATTGCCGTTTGATACAGAAATAAATATTAAAAGCTCTTGGCAAGTTCAAGGCGAAAATAAAACGCATTCAACGACCTTAGCGAAGCTTTCTATTTATTCGCATACAATTACTCAAAAAGAGTTAGAAATGCTCTTAGAAGCTCTTAAAATGGTTTATATGAAGCATGAAGACGGGGAAATTAATATGCAAATCAAACATAATTACGAATATTTAAACTGTTAAGATATGAGAGAAGAAAAATTTGAATGTTTTGATTGTGGGTATTACTATTGGGTTAAAGATAGAAACGATTTTCAATGCCCAAATTGTGAACAAAATGAATACAAAACTTGTGATAGTTGTTGTTATGATATTTTAGATGACGATGGAAATATCATGGAACATTATTGTATAAATGATTAAAATAAATAATCATGAAACAAAGAGAAAAAATAATTGAGCTTGCTGATGGCATTATAGATTATATGTCTGAACAAATGATTATGCCGAGAATATTTGAAGATTTTGGGCATGAGTTAGAAGCAGAACAATATGAAAATATTTCTAATGCAGTTTATGAACAAATTAAATTAAGAATGTAATGAAAACAAAATATCAAAAAGTAGTTGATTTTTATAATAAAACAACGCCCGAACAACATCAATTTTTTATTCAATTAATTTCAGATAAAATGTTTTTCTTTCATGAAGAAAGTAAAAAGACATTTGAAGTTGATGATGAACATATCGTTAATTTTAATGGTGCTTTTCATCAAATCAATATAAAATGATTAAAAAGTCAAAAAAGTGGCTTAAAAACGCTAAAAATGGCCTAAAAACGCTAAAAATTAGTAAAAAATGTCAAAAATTGGTCAAAAATCAATAAAAATCAATAAAAAACGACTAAAATTGACAAAAAATGATAAAAATAACATAAAAAACAATAAAAATGAGACAAATAACAGAAAAATCAGTAAAAAACTTCTTAAATGAAGATAATTTCAATAAAAATAATACTCAAGTATTAAAAAATGAAGATACGACAGGATTTTATCTTCACGGAAATTTAATTGCGTTAAATCGTAAAGGAAAAATAATAATAACAAATGCTGGCTGGTTCAGTAACACAACAAAAGAGAGACTAAACGGAATTTTACAAAATTTAGGTTTTGATAAAATTTACCAAAAAAACTTTGAATGGTTTTTAGCTGGTCAAAAATGGAACGGGAAGCCAGCTCGACTTCTTAAACATAATAGGTGGGAATATGTATAATTAAACGCAGTAGGTTTTTAAATACCCTCTTAAACATAGTAGGTTTTTATAGTTAAACATAGTAGGTTTTTGAGGGTTAATTTTTGGCTGGTTAAGACATATTTTTATCCGTTCAAAATGTGCCCACAATTTGAATAATAATATTTTATAAATATGTATTATAAAAATATTCATATATAATTTTTGTATATATATAAAGACTACAAAGAGCCGTTAATATATATATTATACATATATTACAGGTCCACACAAAGAGCCTTTAATATATGACATTTGCTAAATGCAAAGTTAAAAACATTTATTTTAATTATGCAAGAAAATTAATAAAAAAAATAAAATGTAAAAAAATATTAATTTTTTTTAATACTATTTTACAGAGGTAGAATAAAAAAAAGTAAAAAAAAATAAAAAAAAGTTTGTTTATTATTTGTTTATAAAAAAAATTGTTATATCTTTGAAGCATGATTAACAATATAAATTTAAATACTATGAAAACTTTAACAAACAAATTAAATTCTGAATTCTTTATTAACTTATTAGGTAAAACAATTATTTACTCTCTCGGCTTATTAGCTGGTGTTGGAATTGTTGGTATGATTTATCAAATAGTGTTCAAAGGAGTTACGGGAGATTTCGGAATTTTCTAAAACGAAACGCCTGCGGGCGTCTATCTCTAAGGGTTGAAAGGAGATACTGATGAGTAACCCACAAAAAAACAATATTATGAAAAAATACAACAAACTTAACAAATGGGAAAAAATGGAAGTTCAGTTAGTCGGCTGGGGTTTTATCTTAGCTTTCTTAACTTTCTTTTTATTATTACCAAATTTAATTTTATCACTATGAACAAAGAAACAATAAAAACAGAATTAAAACAATACATTTTAGACAATTATAAAAGCTATCCTGATTTATTAGAAAAGGAAGATTTATTTTTTGAATTATTTAATAATGATTATTATATAATTGGATATTATAAGGCTGAACAATGGCTTAAGCAACACAATATAAATGTTTTTGAGGGTATTGAATTTGCTCAGACATACGAACGTATGCATTTCGGCGATGATGCCGTTACAACGTACAAAAACGCTGAACAATTGGTTAATATGATTACTTATATAATAGGCGAAGAATTAATATTCTCTGGAGATATAGAAGAATTAAAAGAGCAATATACATAATATAACTTTAAAAATTAATAACTATGGAAACAATATACATGACAGAAACAAGATACATTAAAAAACCTAATACTAAAACAACCTACGCTGAGGAAGGAAAAGAAATGCAAAGAATATCAAGAACAGACTATTCAAGAATAACGGGAGAAGATACTTTAAATTGGTTCAGAAGATTAGGCGGAACAGAAACGGCTCAAAGGTCTTATACTTGTAGAGGCTATTTAATAACCAAACTAACAAGTACAAGCCCAGACAAACAAACAAAAATCATTAGAGAGTTTAATTTTAGTTAGTTAGTTTTTATAAATTGGTTTTAGAGGGCTTAGGCCCTCTTTTTTTTGCTCTATATCTAAGTAATTTAACACAACGTATATTATAGCTCTTTTTCTATAACTCTTTTAATATCAATTTAATTAGCTGTCAGAGATATAATAAACACTTCTCATTTAAGCCCCTTTTAAGCCATTCTAAGCCAATATCTTTTTATTCTAATAGTATAACCTCACTCAGATAATTTAAAGGCCTTAGAAAGCTTCTTTTATATAGTTTTAAAGTTTTGTTAAATATGTATAAATATTTGCATATTAACGTAAAATGAACATAGGGCATCTGAGTAGACCGTTTCTATGAATTCAAACCATTTTGACTATAGGGGTGGCCTTATTCTTAGCAACCCAAATAGGTTAGTCTATCTAGAAAATATAAATATGGTTGACAAAAAGTGTCAACTAATCTTACTTAATATTATGTAATTAAAATAGGAATATTATTGCAGTTCTATTGCGGCCCCCTAAACATCTTTAAAAATAAAAAAATATGCAGGTAAGTTTGAATATTGTTGGGCCGCTTACGAAAGATGTTAAAGGAAATAACAATGCAATGACTTAACTGACTTATTTTATCTGAACCAACTGCCTAACTCTTATGACAGAAGTTTGGGAACTTTTACTGTAGATTTCCTGCTACTATTAGATAACTACAATATACGATTTTTGTTCAACCTATACAAGTATTTATTATATTAGTGGTACAATATTAATAAAATAAAGTTATCATATTATGTCAATAGTAGAATTACAATTAAAGGTGCCACAAAGATTAAGTGGTATTAAATTAAGACAGTATCAAGAGTATCTTAAGGTACAGCAGAAATTAGAAGAAGGAGAGGAATCAGAGAACTTCTTAAATTCTAAATGTATACAGATATTCTGTGGGGTAACATTAAAGGAAAGCTATAATTTGCCTGTAAAGATGTTTAATGGTGTGTTAAAGAAAATATCTGATTGTTTTGAAGAAGAGACGCCATTAATTAGAAAGTTTACTATGACAGGTACAGATGGAGCTTCTATTGACTTTGGTTTCATACCAGACTTAGAAAATATGACATTTGGAGAATATGTTGACTTAGACAACTTTATTTCTGATTGGGATAATATGCATAAGGCAATGGCTGTTTTATATAGACCGATAACATTTGAAAAGAATGATAAATATTTAATAGAGGAATATAAAGGAAATGATATGTATTGGGAAATAATGAAGGATGCTCCTGTGAATGTAGCTTTAGGTGCGATGGTTTTTTTTTATCGTTTAGGGAAAAAATTAGCAAAATATACGATGCTTTATTTACAGCAACAAGCACAGAAGGATTCGCAGGACCAGAAGAAGGATTCGGAAAAAAGTGGGGATGGTATCAATCAATTTATGCACTTGCTGGAGGAAAAGTATCAGACATTAGTGAAGTCACAAAAATTCCATTACATCAATGTATGATATGGTTAGAGTTTGAAAAAGAAAAGAATGATTTAGAAAGAAAATTAATTAAGAGAGCTTATAATAAAAATAGATAATGATACAAGTATATAATACATTAGACAAAATAAGAGACAAGCTAAGAGACAATCCTAGTGTGTTTACAGTAACCTTTGGGGATATCACAGAAGTTGATTTAAACAAGACAACTATATTTCCTTTAACTCATATAACATTAGGTGATGCTGTGTTTGAAAACAATGTGATTAATTTTACTATACAACTTTTATGTTTAGATATAGTAGATTATAATAAGAACAGTAATAATTTTGATTCTTTCTATGGGAATAATAACTTACAAGACATTTACAATACTCAACTTAATGTAGTGAACGATATTATACAGGCGGCTAGAAGAGGAGATTTGTTTGATGATAAAATACAATTATTAGGCACACCTTCTGCAACGCCATTTAAAGATAGATATGAGAATGAATTAGCTGGTTGGGGTGTAGAAATAGAATTTAGTGTAATTAATAACTTAAGCATCTGTTAATGGCATTTGATAGCGTACAAGAACAGTTAAAGAAATATGCAAGAGCTTATACTGCAAAATATAAGACCGAGCTAAGAAGAACAGGAAAGTATGCTAGTGGTAGGCTTGCAAGAAGTGTTAACTATGAATTATTAGAAAATCAGTTTTCTATATTAGCAAATAGTTATATACAGCAAATTAGTGATGGAAGAGAACCTGGAAAGTTTCCTCCAAGTGTATACTTGCTTGAATGGATAAAAATAAAAGGTATAAGACCCAGAAAAGGAAGTGCGAGTCCAGGAAGAATGAAAGCATTAGCTTATGTTATATCTAGGTCTATAGGCCTTCATGGGTACAGAGGAACTGGAATAATAGATTATGTATACAAATCTTTAGCTACTCAAATGGGAGAAGATGTATTTAATGCTTTCCAGAAAGATTTAGATAAAGAATTAAAAGAACAAGTAAATAAAAAATAGATGTCAACGATAATTAATACAAGGAGTCCTTACTATTTAAAAGTATCTAATGCTTCTTTAGCTTCAGCTAAAATGGAGTTATATGTTTGGACTGGTCAACAAGCTGATAGGGTTGCTGGAGATTTAAAATACACTCTTATAAAAGAAGAAGTGGGAGATACTAATTATGTAGTATTTGAAATAAGCGAGCTCATAAGAGACTTTATGGAAACAGAATATGGTAATTATTCTACAGATACAATATGGACTGATGCGGATATTACTATTTATGATTCAGCAGGAGCTATTGTTCAAGTAGGAGGAGAGGACACAGTTACTAACTCTTATTTAGCTATTGATGGATATGGGTACTTTGAAGAAGGGGTTAATCCAAGAACAAGTACAGACCCTACTGATACTTCATTTACGCCTCAAGTATTACAATCAAATACAAACAATATATTTTTCCATACTGGATTTGATATTAAAATACCTGTATTTGCAGAAGCAGAATCTTATGTTACTTTACAGACATCTGCTGGTGCAGATATAAACTGGGAAGATGCAGATGAGTTTTGGGATACTTATGATGTTACTTGGGGTTCTGGTGCTTCTCCAATACAAATATCAGATAGTGGGGATTCTGACCAAAAGATTCAATACGTTATTATTACGGATACAGAGAACTTAAGTTTAGGAGATACAATTACTTTTGTAAGCCCAGCTCCTCCAGGAACTGCAACACAAACAACAGTAATAAATTTAACTCCTGTAGCAGAAGCTAGATATACTCCATTAAACATAATATTTTATAATAAATTTGGAGCTCTACAAAATATTTGGTTTTTCAAGAAATCATCTACTTCAATAAATGTAACATCAGAAAACTATAAATCAAACATATTAGATTTAGATAATGATGGTGGAGAACCTGCTTATGTTATTAATAAGCATCAGGAAAAGATATTTATGGTTAATGGTAGAGAAACTATAACTGTAAGCACAGACTTTATTAGTGAAGAATATAATGATGTTATAAGACAAATGTTATTAAGTGAACAAGTATGGGTAGATGATGGAACTAATGTATTACCTATTAATTTAGATAGTAAGAGTTTGCAATTCAAGAAAGGAGTTAATGATAGATTTGTTAATTATACTATTTCATTTAAATATGCGTTTGACAAAATAAATAATATTCTATAGTGCAGAAATTAGTATTATATATAAAAAATAATGACGGGGTCTTCAAGAGAATGGATATGTTTGAAGACGAAACAGTTACGCTTACTTCTAAAATACAAGATATTAAAGATGTAGGTAAAATATTTACGGATTATTCTAAGAGTTTTACTTTACCACCATCAAAAGAAAATAATAAGTTATTTCAACATTATTACAATGAGTCTATTGAGAATGGATTTGATGCAAGAAGTAAAAAGGATGCTATACTAGAATTAGATTTCTTACCATTTAGAAAAGGAAAGATATTTTTAGATAGCGTTACAATGAAAAATAATCAGGTTTTTGCTTACAATATTACGTTTTTTGGTAACACAGTAAGTCTGAAAGATTTATTAGGTGACGATGAATTAAGTATTTTAGATTCACTAGATGATGATTTTACGCATAATTATAATTCAGCACAGGTAAAAACAGGAATACAAAGTGGATTATTTAGTCAGAGTATTATATATCCATTAATTACTCATACTAAAAGATTGTATTATGATTCTGATGATACATCTGTAAGATTTTCTGGAAGTGCAAGCTCAACTTCAACAGGAAAATTAGTAGATAATACAAAAGATTTTACTACTGGAGTTGTTATAGGCGATGTCGTTAATAATCTTACAGATTCAACCACGGCTACAGTTACAGCTATAGACAATAGCACTACTTTATCATTAAGCTCTGATATTATGACTTCTGGAGAAAATTACGAAATAATATATTATTCTGGTTTTTCAGGAAATTTATTTCATAATTCAAGTGTAGCTTCAACTACACAAGGTTTAGCTTTTGATGATGTGAAGCCAGCTATAAAATGTTTAGAAATTATAGAAGCTATTGAAATTAAATACAATATAGAATTTACTAGAGATTTTTTTGGCAGCACAGCATTTAGTAACTTATATTTATGGTTAAGTAGAAATAAAGGGCCTATTGGTGGTGATGAAAATCAAGAACAATTATTAACTAGAATATGCGGAGATTGGGGATTTGCTAGTGGTGATTTAGGAGAGTTTACAGTATCTGGAGATACTTGGACTGCTACAGCTGTTGCTGGTTCTGCATCTTTTAGTGCTACATTAGACATCACTTCTACTGGAACATATAGTGTTAAAGCAATAGATTATAATACAGGAAACATATTAGGCCAAGTAAACAATATTACAGGTAATGGACAATTAGATATAGAATTATTTAATCCAGCAACTTACAAAGTAAAATTTATAATTGAATCTACTGATGTAGTTTCTTTTACCCCTGAATTGTCTTTAGAAAAAGTAAATTACTCTACAAGCCCACCTACAGTTACTAATGCAGTATATGATATAAATGGAACTGGAGATAGTATTTCTACAATAAGTGAAATATTGATAACAGAAAATGTTCCTAAAATAAAAATTATAGATTTTCTTACGGGTATATTTAAAACATTTAATTTAACTGCATATTATGTGACTGATGCAGCGGACGCTGATTATGAAAAAATATATGTAGATACTTTAGATAACTATTATGCTGATGCAGTTAATAATCCATCTGGAGGAACGACTGATATTACTAAGTATGTAAATATATCTAATACAGAAATAAGACCAACTACATTGTTTACTGAAATAAACTTTAGATACCAAGACCCATCTACATTATTAAGCATAAATCATGAAGAGCAATTTAATGATGTATTTGGAGATGAAGAATTTAAACCAGTTGGAGTAGATAGAGGTACACCTTATACTATTGAATTACCATTTGAACACATGAAGTATGAAAGGTTATTCGATGACAATGAAGATGCTTCTAGTCCTTATAGTGGTTCTACTCCAGCATATATGACAGATATACTTTGGGGATATTCTGCTGAAGGAGATTTTGATTCTGATACTGGAGATTACGAACCTGTTTTAACTAAGCCTCTTATATTTTATGCTATAAGAGAAAACATATCAACTGAAGACAAGGCTATAAATTGGATAAGTGATACTCCAGATTATTTACTATATTACTTCAGGCCTTCTAATACAAATGAAGATGGAACAAGTTCTGTAGCTCCTACTTATACATTAAACTTTGACAATGAAGTAGATGAATGGAATTTAACAGATTATGATGGAGATACAAATTCATTATTTAAAAAGTTTTATGCAACTTATATAAATGATGCGTTTAATGTATATAAAAGAACATATAAATTGAAAGCTAAGTTTCCTTCTGATTTCTTAATTAATTATAGATTAAACGACGTCTTAATTATACAAGACAAACAGTTTACAATTAACTCTATAACTACTAATCTAAAAGATGGAACTAGCGACTTAGAATTATTAATAAAATTATGATAAAGAATATAATAGATTTATTAAACGCTTCTGACTGGTATATTTATGATGAGGATATAGATATAGCAAAAGGGAAATATAAATCTCCATTAAATTGGCAAGAAATTAAACAGAGTATAAAACGAAACACTTATAATAATGGCAAAGGTTGATGAACAAATAAAAATATATACCGTAAAGGTAAATACTGAAACAGGTAAAGTTGCTATAGAGCAGTTAGGAGACAAATTCATTAAAGCTGAATCTGCTGTAAAAAACTTAAATAAAGCATTATCTAATACCACTAAAAATGCAGTAAATCCTTTATCTGATGCAACAGGATTAGCAGGAGCGGCAGTTACAGAACTTGGTAGAGGTATCACAGACTTAAACTATGGGTTTCCAGCAATAGCAAACAACATATCTCAGTTAGGTTCTTTATTTACAATATTAATCGCTAGAGCTGGTGGTTTAAAAGAAGCATTAGCTTTAATAGGACAAACATTAAAAGGACCATTAGGTATATTATTAGCATTTCAAGCAGTCGTAACTGTTATAGAAGCTTTTGCTAAAAAAGCAAAACAGGCAGATGATAGTATAAAAAATCTTAATAATACATTTTCTAAGCAATCATCAGAACTACAATCTTATTTAAAAATATTAAATGATAGTAATGTTCCATTAAGTGAAAGACAGGAATTAGTTGAAAAAATAAATAAAGAACATAAAGATTTAAATATACAGTTAGACGAAGAAGGAAGATTAACTGAAGATTCAAAAAATCAGACATTATTATATGTTGAAGCTCTAAAACAAAAGGCTAAAGCACAAGCTATATTAATTGCTATACAGGATAATTATCAAAAACAATTAGAGATAGAAAACGAAGAGATAAGTGAAAGTGTTGGTGTTTGGGATATGCTTACTGCTGGATTAAAAAACTTCGGTAATGTAGGACAAGTAAGTACGGATTTAGTTGTCAAAGGAATTCAAAATCAATCAGATAAATTATCTGAATTAAATGAGCAAAATGATAACCTTATTGATAAATTAAATGAAATAGGTGTAATACCAGAAGAGAATAATAAAAAAGCCAAAAAAGCTTCTGAAAGAAGAATAAAAATATTCAAAGAACAAGAATTAGAGTTAACTAAAGAAGCAGAAAAACTTAGACAGCAAGGAATACAAGCTGATATACAATTTGAAGAAGATAAAATTGAAGCTAAAAGATTTGCTGCCATTGAAGATTTAAAAATAAAAAGAGATAGTTTCAAAGAAGACCAAACATTAAGACTAGCAAACTATCAAGCTCAGTTACAAGTTAATAAAAAATCTGAATTAGATAAAGCTACTACTGAAGAAGAAAAATCTAAAATAGAAGCAAGATATAGAAAGGCTAATTCTGATGCTATAAAAACATATAATGATTCTTTATTGCAAGCAGATAGTGAATTTAAACAAGCCCTAGAAGTTACTAATCAATCTTTTGCTTTACAGACATCAGCATTCTTTAGAAAACAAAGACAACAAGATTTTCAAGGTTATATAAATGAACTTGCTATATCTAACGATATGATGAAGCAATTTGAAGTGGAGATGGCTACAAATGAAATGGATAAGATACAAGCTCAAGATGAGTTAAGAGAACAACAATTCTTAAGAGAAGAAGATAGGCTTATTAAGCAAATTGAAATGGATAAAAGTAGAAATTTAGCTACTTTAGAAGATGAGCAAAAATTAGCTAATCTTAGACAGAAATTTAATAATGAAGATGCAAAATCATTTGAAGCTAAAGAAAAGATTAAATTATCTATAGCAAACCAAGTAGGAAACGCTATAATAGGAATAGCTGGTAAAGGTTCTGCAATAGGAAAAGCAGTTGCAGTTGCTATGGCTATAATGAATACTAAAGAAGCAATAACAAACGCTTTAGGTAGTAAGCCTGCTGGCCCTTGGAACATTGCTCAAGCAGTTGCAGTTGGTGCTTTTGGATTTAAGCAAGTTAAAGATATTCTTTCTACTAAACTGCCAGTAGGTACTGGTGGAGGTGGTGGAGCAGGAGCCGCACCAACAACAGTTGAAGCACCAGATTTTAATGTAGTGGGAACTGGAACAGGAAGTCAATTAGCACAGGCAGTAGGAGCTTCACAAAGCAGACCATTTAGAGCTTATGTAGTTTCAGGTGATGTTACATCTGCTCAAGAGTTTGACAGAAAAACTGTAAACCAAGCAGCTTTAGGATAAACAAAACAAAATTAAACATAATAAGTTATCATAATATGAAAACGATAGAACTTTACATAGATGAGGAAAATGAGTTCTCTGGTATAGAAGCTATCTCTATAGTAGAAAATCCAGCAATAGAAGAAGATTTTATTGCCCTTAAAAAACAACATATTGAACTAGCAGAAGTAGATAAAGAGAAAAGAATATTAATGGGTGCTGCTCTAGTTCCTAATAAAAAAATATACAGAACAAACGGAGAAGAGGAATATAATATATTCTTTAGCGAAGATACAGTAAGAAAAGCTTCTGAATTATTTTTATCAAGAGGCAAACAAAATAATTCAACATTAGAGCATCACGATAAACTTAATGGAATGTCTGTTGTAGAGTCTTGGATTGTTGAAGATAAAAAGAAAGATAAGTCAAGAAAATATGGATTTGATTTACCAGTAGGAACTTGGATGGTTTCTGTTAAAGTAAATAACGATGAAGTATGGAATGAATATGTAAAAGGAGGTAAAGTAAAAGGATTCTCTATTGAAGGATTCTTTGCAGATAAATTAGATGAAAGGCCAATGGAAAGTGTAGAAGAAGATTTTGAAGAAATGGAGGCGTTATCTAAACTGTATGAAATGGAAGAGGCGTTTTTAGAGTCTCAGGGCGTAGAACTCGAATCATATAACGATTACCCTCAAGAGGCTGTAAACAACGCTAAAAGGGCCTTAAAATGGAAAAAAGAGAAAGGTAGTTCTTGTGGAACTCCTGTGGGTTGGAGAAGAGCATCTATGTTAGCATCAAAATCTAATCTAACGAGGTCAACGATTGCACGCATGGCTTCATTTAAAAGACATCAGCAAAACAAAGATGTACCTTACACAGAAGGTTGTGGAGGTATTATGTGGGATGCTTGGGGAGGTTCTGCTGGTATAAATTGGGCTATCAATAAGCTAAAACAAATAGATAAAGATAAGATGTCTGAAATGGACGAGCTAGAATTACAATTACAAGAATCTCTTGAATGTAATAAGTTTACTCTTTCAACAGAAAAGTTTAATGATTATCCAGAAGAAGCATCTCAAAATGCAATGAGAGCATTTAAACATCAAATGGAAGAGAAATTAAGATGTGGAACTAAGGCTGGATGGCAATTAGCTAGAATGCTTGCTAAGAAAGAACCTATATCAAGATGTTTAATATCTCAAATGGCTTCCTATGTTAGATTTAGAAGAGATAAAAATGTTCCTTATGATAAAGGATGTGGTAAATTACTATGGGATGCTTGGGGTGGAGACGCAGGCATTAACTGGGCATCTGAAAAAATAAAAGAAATAGATAAAGATTTACAGCCAATAAGCTCACTAGAATTAGCATCAATGCAAATTAATGAAGACTATGCAATTTTTGATGATAGATTAGCTTATTCTTCTAAAGAAAAAGCAGAAGAAATAGCTTCTGATATTGGGTGTGAAGGTGTGCATGAACACGAATACGATGGTCAAATATGGTATATGCCTTGCGAACAACATTCAGTAGAAGCTGGAAAGACAACCAAAAGTCCTTGTTGGGATGGGTATGAGCAAAAAGGCTGGAAAATAGGTAAAAGCGGCAAAAGAGTTCCTAATTGTAAAAAGAAAAAATGATAAAAAACACATCTTATAAAGTACAAGTAGATGTCGATACTGACGTCATAAGAAATGCTTATAAAATAGAAGAAGGAGCATTTGTAACTACAGAAAGTGGAGTATGGACAGTATATAATGGAGAATGGGTTAAGTTACATCCTCAATCTGGTATTGGCTCTGGTCTAGGATGGACAAGATACGATGACGGACAATATACATCAGAAAGTAAATTATCTTTAGCATTAGACACAGAAGTAGTATTGCCAAATAATGGAGCAACTGTATATAGAAGTTATACAGGTATTGACTATTATAATTCAACAACTGAAAAGGTATTAGCAGATAATGAAAACGATGTATATATAGCAACTGTAGTTTTTAAATGTCAAGCACCAAATGCTAATCAAACATTTATTAGATTACAATTAGATTCTGTTAATGGTACGCCTTATGAAAGAGTAGGAGTAGATATACCATTTCCAAAAGGTAATGATGCTGCTCACGAATTTCATCAAGTATTTCAATATTATGCAACTGAAGATTTTGTAAGCAATGGTAGTCAATGGAAGATTACTGCTACAGGTGGAACTGCACAAGTTTGGGATATTATATACTTTATACAAAAAACACAAAGCTATGCGTAGAGATAAATTTAAAACACCAAGTAGAACAAGCCCTAAATCTGCAAAAAGGGGTTGTTTATGTAAAGACGGGAAAACTTATTCTAGGAAATGTTGTGATGGTTCTCTGCAAGCACAAGGCATAGGCAAAATCTAAAAATACAACACTCTTTATAGTAAGTAGTTATCGTATTATAGTATAATCTTAATATAATAATATGAAAGCTACTGATATTGTTGAAAAATTCAAAAAGATACTCCTTTCTGAAGCTGAAGAAAAAGTTGAAGAAATGGAAGTACAAGAAGATGTCGTTTTAGCTGAAGATGATTCTAAGGAAATGCCTGAAGAAGTCATCGAAGAAGTTAAAGAAGACGAAAAAGAAGAGCTTTATGCTACTAAGGAAGAACTTAGTAAAGCTGTAGCGGAATTAAAAGCTATGTATGAAAGCTTAATGGAGTCTAAAGATTTAAAAGAGTCTCCAGAAGTTCCAGAAGAATTATCTTCTGAAGAAACTAAAGAAGATGTTCAAGAAGAACAAAAAGAAGAATTGTCTGCACAAGAGCCAGAAGTAGAGCCTATTGCTCATTCTCCTGAATCTAATGTAGAGAATAAAAACATCCATTTATACAGTCAAAATAGAAGCATGACTTTAATGGATAAAGTAATTAATAAAATATCTAAATAATACTTATAATTAAATTAAATTAAAATGGCTACTACAACTTCAATTACAACTACTTATGCTGGAGAGTTTGCTGGAAAGTATATCTCTGCTGCATTATTAAGCGGTGATACTCTTGATAAGGGTAACATCGAAATTAAACCTAATGTAAAGTATAAAGAAGTAATCAAAACTTTTGCAAGTGATTCTAACGTTATTAAAGACGCTACTTGTGATTTTACTGATACTGCTACTATTACATTAGACGAAAGAGTATTACAACCAGAAGAGTTCCAAGTAAACCTAGAGCTTTGTAAAAAAGACTTTAGAAGTGACTGGGAAGCTATTCAAATGGGATACTCTGCTTATGATAACCTACCTCCAAAATTCTCTGATTTCTTAATCGGACACGTTGCTGCAAAAGTTGCACAAAAAACTGAGCAAAACATTTGGGGTGGTGTAAACGGAAACGCAGGTGAGTTTGACGGATTCACAGTAACTATGGCTGCTGATTCAGACGTAAACGATGCTGCTAACGGTTCTGAAACTTCATTTACTTCATCTAACATTGTTACTTTATTAAGTAATGTTGTTGACGCAATTCCTAACGCAGTTTATGGTAAAGAAGATTTAAAAATCTATGTACCACCTGTAGCATGGCAAGCATATATCAGGTCTTTAGGCGGATATGGTGCTAACGGATTAGGTGCTGCTGGTTACAAATCTGAAGGAAACCAATGGTATAATAACAATGCTTCATTATCTTTTGAAGGTATCGAAGTTGTTTATACTCCAGGTATGCCTTCTGACCATATCGTTGCAGGACAAAAATCAAACTTATACTTCGGTACAGGATTAATTTCTGACCACAATGAAGTAAAAGTATTAGATATGGCTGACCTTGATGGTTCTCAAAATGTAAGAGTAATCATGAGATTTACAGCTGGTGTACAGTATGGTATCGGAAGTGATTTAGTATTACTTACTTTAGCATAATAATAAATAATAAGGCAGGTCTAACCGCCTGCCTTTTTTAATAACCTTAAAAACTAATAATATGTCTTGTAATTTATCACTTTTTAGAACAGAACCTTGTAAAGACAGCGTTGGTGGGTTAAGTAAAATCTGGTTTGTGAATTATGATGATGACCTTTATGGGAATTTAACATTTGATTCTACAAACACAGACGCTATTGAATCTGTATCAGGAACACCGTCTGCTTATGAATATGATATAAAAGGAGCTTCTACGTTCACTCAAAATATTCAAGCAAGTAGAGAAAATGGAACAACTGCTTTTGAGCAAGTTCTTGAATTAACTTTACATAAATTAACTATTGCTGACAATAAAGAATTAAAACTTCTTTCTTTTGGTAGACCTCACGTTATCATTGAAGATAACAATGGAAATTATTTCTTAGCAGGTGCACAGCATGGTATGGATGTTTCTGGAGGAACTATCGTAACTGGTGGAGCTATGGGAGACTTAAGTGGATATACACTTACGTTAACTGGAATGGAAAAAGCACCAGCTTACTTTATGGAATCTGACCCAGCTACTGTTGGATTTACTGTTGTTAATTCTTAAACACAGTAGGTTCTTAAACACAATAGGTAAGGAGGCTTCGGCCTCCTTTTCTTTTATAAAACAAAATCAATGTTTTATAGTTATCATATTATGATACGATTACTACCTAATTCAAACACTCAAACAATTACTGTTATGCCTAGACTAGGACTAAGTGGTTCTATGAGCTTAACAATAACAGAAGACGGTACTAATATAAGTGAAACAATTACCGATATAAATATGATAACAGACGATAATTTTTCAAATATATCATTTGCTTCTACAATATTAAAAGAAGGTAGTGGATATTTCCTGGAATTTACTTTAGGAAGCGGATTGTTTTACAGAGATAAGGCTTATGTAACTTCTCAAACAAATGACGAAGTAATACATACTCTTAATGAAAATAAGTATGACCAATATGATGATGGGTCAGACGATGAATATATAGTAATATAATATGGAAAATAAAAGTATAAGGGTTATCAATCTATCAGGGTATGAAATTCCAGAAATAAAGGAAGTCCAAAATAAAGAATGGATTCAATATGGAGAGGATAATTGTTATTTTGATGATTTAATTGATAGATATTTAGGCAGCCCCACAAATGCCAGATGTATCAACGGTATTGTTGATATGATTTATGGTAGAGGATTAGAAGCTACAGATAGTGGAGAAAAACCAGAAATGTATGCTAAAATGAAACTACTTCTTAGACCTAAAGATTTAAGAAGAGTTGTTAATGATTATAAAATGCTAGGCCAAGCGGCTGTTCAATTAGTGTATAACAAAAGCAAAACAGCAATAACTAGAGTGATACATTTTCCTATGGAAACTCTTAGAGCTGAAAAAGCTAAAGATGGTAAAGTAGAAGCTTATTATTATCATCCTAAATGGCACGATTTAAAGCCTAGTGATAAACCAAAAAGAATACCTACATTTGGTAATGGTGGTAAAAGAGATTTAATAGAATTATATATATTTAAACCATATAGGTCTGGATTCTATTATTATTCTCCTGTAGATTATCAATCTTGTTTGCAATATGCAAACTTAGAAGAAGAGGTAAGTAATTACCACATAAATAATATTAAAAATGGTTTACAGCCTTCTTTATTAATTAACTTTAACAACGGAGTACCAAATGAAGAAACTCAAGAACTTATTGAACGAAAAATTTATGATAAATTTAGTGGCTCTTCTAACGCTGGTAAATTTATACTTGCTTTTAATGAGTCTGTTGAAACTAAAGCTGATTTGGAACCTATACACCTTCCTGATGCTCATGCTCAGTATCAATTCTTAGCTGACGAAAGTAGAGAGAAGATAATGTTAGGCCATGGTATTGTATCTCCTATATTATTAGGTATAAAGGACAATACTGGTTTCGGTAACAATGCAGAAGAATTAAGAACTGCATCTATCCTTATGGATAATATAGTTATTAGACCTTTCCAACAAGGTATAATAGATGGTTTAGATGAAATATTAGCATTCAATAATATTTACTTGAATCTATATTTTGTAACACTACAACCAATAGAATTTACTGAATTAGATAATATATCTACTAAAGTAAAAAGAGAAGAAGAAACAGGAGAAAAGTTAAGCTCTCAAGAACCATTAGATTTATCTGATGATGATGCAGATGACATATATAGCCAATTAGAAGAGTTAGGTGAAGTTGTATCAGACGAATGGGAGCTTATACATACCGAAGCGGTAAAAGATGACAATGAGGAGTTCGATTTAACTAAATTAAGCGTATCTGAAGAAGATGCAAGCCCTACAAAGCGTTCTAGTCAAGACAATTCTGGTTATAAAGTAAGATACGCTTATTCTCCTGTCAGAAATTCTGCAAAAAGTAGAAAATTCTGTAAACAATTAGAATCTTTAACATCAAAAGAAGTTGTCTTTAGAAAAGAGGACATAACTAAGATGTCTACAAGAGGAATAAATAAAGAACTAGGACATGAAGGCAAGAAATACAATCTATTTAAGTTTAAAGGAGGTAAAAATTGTCATCATTTCTGGGAAAGAAGAGTATATAAAAGAAAAATAAGTGTAGATACCGAAGTTGAGGCATCAGACGCTGTAAAGGATGGATTTAAGGAGCCTAAAAACCCTAAAGAAGTACCTGTAAGGCCTGTTGATATGCCAAATGGAGGTGCATATCCAAAAACTAATTAATTATGGCACAGAAAGCACTTTTTATAACAATAAATGAGTTAAAACGCAAGTCTATAATAGATGGTAACGTAGATGCGGATAAATTAATACAATTTATAGAGGTTGCACAAGATACTCATATACAAAATTACTTAGGAGGTAAATTGTACACTAAATTACAGAATTTGATTATAAATGATGAAATAAATGATGCAGGAAACTCTGATTATAAAAGTTTATTAGATACATACATAAAACCTATGCTTGTTTGGTTCACACAAAGCTCATATATACCTTTTGCGATGTACCAAATAAGCAATGGAGGTGTATTTAAACATAGAGGGGAAAATTCAGAGACAATTTCATTAGAAGAGATGAGAATGATGCTTGCTAAAGTAACTGAGACAGCAGAGTTCTATACTAGAAGATTTACTGATTATATGGATTTTAACAGCAGCTTATTTCCAGAGTACACAAGTAACCAAAATGGTGATATGTACCCTGATAGAGATGTTAATTTTAATTCATGGGTACTTTAAATGTATAGTAAGACGATAAAGACATATAAACCAAAAGAAAGCAACGTGGTGAAGCTAGAATCATTCTTAAACAGAATAGATAAAGACAAAGATAAAGTTGCAAATAAAAACAATAAATAATGGCTACATTATCAGGAAATAAAATAAAAGATACTTACCAGTCATTAATCAAACTGACAGATAATGGCAATTTAACTACAGGAGCTAAACAGCTTACTGATGGATTTGGAAACAATTCTCCTTTATATATTTCTACTACACAAATCGGAATAGGAGTAACGCCAGAAGCAACTTATGATTTACACGTTTACTCAAATGCCAAAGTAGGAGGTAATTTAACTGTAACAGGAGATTTAACAGTAGAAGGAACAACAACAACAATAGATACTCAAACATTAACTGTAGAAGACCCATTAATTGAAGTTGCAAGTAATAACACTTCAACAGATGCAGTAGATATAGGTTGGTATGGTAAATACGCACCAAGTGGAACTGTGTTATATGCAGGTTTATTTAGAGATACGGGAGATAGTAAATTTAAATTATTTAGAAACCTAGAGGAGCAACCAACTACTACAGTAAATACAAGTGGAACAGGATATACTAAAGCAGATTTAGTCATAGGCGATTTAGATGCTTTAGACATAGATGCAGAGAATATTACATTACCAACAACAGGCACAAATTCAGGAATACCAAGTAGTGTCGGTGTCGCATATTTTGGAAACACAAATAATAGAATATTTAATGATTCAAGCGGAATTACTTTAAGGATTCAAGCTAGTGACAATTTAGATATTAAAGCAGAGAATTTTAGCTTTAGCAATACTAATGGGAGTTTATTAAGAGGTGGCGATTCAGGTGTTAGGTTATATTATCAAAACTCTGAAAAGCTAACGACTACAACAAATGGAATCGAGGTTACAGGAACAGGTAGTTTTACAGGACAAGTTACAATACCCGCAACGCCTGTAGCCGACACTGATGCTGCAAGTAAAGGATATGTAGATGGATTAGTCGAAGGTCAAGATACTTTAGCAGAAATACTTGCTAATGGAAATACAACTGGTGGTACTGATTTAATAGTTAGCACTTCTGACCAAATATTTTTACCAAATGGTAGTTTATCAAATCCTGCATTATCTTTTACTAATGATACTGATACAGGTATTTCTTATGATGCTTCTTCTGGTATAAGATTTAGTTTAGGTGCAAGTGAAAGATTTAGAATATCAAATAATTTTATAAATTTTAAGCCAGATGGATTTACAAGATTTTCTGTTAATTATAATGGAATATTTGCTTATTTAGATACAGAAATACAAGGAGAATTAACTGTTACAGGCACAGGACAAAGTAGTTTTGCAGGTCAAGTTACGATACCTGCAACGCCAGTCGCAAGTACAGACGCAGCTTCTAAAGGATATGTAGATAGTCAAGTAGGTGCTAATAACGAATTGTCAGAAGTATTAGCAAACGGAAACACTACAGGAGGTACTGATATAGCTATTACAGCAGGAGATAAAATAACTAATTTTACATCTACTGGTATTGATGACAATGCCACTTCAACTTCTTTGACAATTGCAAGTGATGGAGTTGCAACTTTTATAAACAACATAGATATAAACGGAAACAATAAACATATACGTTTTATAGATACATACGGAAATTGGTTAATTGAAGCAGGAGATGGAGCTAACAACTTTAAAATACATAGTCAAAGTTTAGCAGCAGATTATTTAACTCTTGAAGGAGGAGGTCAATTAAATCTAGGAGAATATGGTTCTGGTAGTTTTACAGGAACAGCAGCATATAATTTATCTGTAGATTCAAGCGGTAATATAATAGAAACAGCAGGAGGTGTTGTTGATGGTAGTGGTACTGCTACATTTTTACCTAGATGGTTAGATTCAAATACACTTGGAGACAGTATTCTAAATCAATCTAGTAATGATATTATAATTGGATATAATTCTAATTCAACACACTCATTTGAAAAAACATTTGCAACAGGACACGCAACAGGCAATAGAGGTGCTGAAGTTCATTTCGGTATGGATGATGGTGGTGGTAATGTTGGAATGAGAGTAATTGATTCTGCATCTTCAAACGCTAGTTTTAATGCTCAACATATAGAGTTTCATACTCACGAAGGAGGAGTTTCTGTTGGTAAAAGAATGGAAATTTTAAGTACTGGTAATTCTATTTTCTATAATAACGTAGGAATTGGAACGACTTCTCCTTCAACTAAATTACATTTAGGAGGTACTGCACCTTTAGATTCAATTATTCGTCAAGATTCTACAGTTTCAGGAACAAACTGGGAAATTGGTGAAAGAGCAGCAGGTAAATGGCAAATATGGGAAGATGATGGAGATAGTGTTGTTGCTACTTTTATGTCATCAGGAAACGTAGGAATTGGAACTGATTCGCCTGATGCTATTTTTCACGTTGCTAAAGCAAATTCAGGTGGAATAGGAGGACAAATAGTTATTGATAACCCCACAAGTTCAACATTAGGGAATTCTGTAGAAATTTCTTTTCTTACAGATGCAGGAGCTTCTGGAACAAATATACGAAATGCACGTATTTTAGCTGTTAATGAAAACGCAGGAAATGGAGCTGCTAATATGCAATTTCACACGTGGAATGGAAGCACAAGTGCAGAAAGAATGCGTATAGACAGTACAGGAAACACAACTATAAATGGAGATACCTCTATAAACAGAGGGAACCAAACATCTGGAGAATTATTATTAGGAGGAACTACTGATGGTGGTTTTGTAGATTTTGATGGTACTAGCTTACAGCTTAATACACAAAGAGACCCAAATACCGGTACATTTGTTAATACAGGAAAATCAAACGCAAGTATAAATTTAGTTGGTGCTGCTGGTGGTTCTTATATCAGATTTAATACTGCTGCTGCAAATAATACTACTGCAACAGAAAGAATGCGTATTAATTCAGTTGGAGATATGATTATTAAAGATTATGGGAATATTTATGCTTCTATCAATAATTCAACTGTTAATTCTGGAATTTACTTTGGTGGTACTGATAATACTCTTCGGTCATATACCAACGATACAGAAAGAATGCGTATAGATAGTTCAGGAAACGTAGGAATTGGAGAAACAAGTCCTACAAGTAAATTACACGTTAAAGATACTCCTGCGGCAACAAGTGGAGCAATTTTGACATTAAGAAATTCACAAGCAACAGCATCTAATACAACTTTTGGCGGTATCTTTTTTAGTTCAACACCAGGATATGATTTTAGTATCGGAAAATCAAATGTAAATTCTACAACAACTCTAAGTTTTAGAAATGGAAACTCTGGTGCATCTTTAATGGACATTGATGCTGCTGGAAACGTAGGAATTGGAACGACATCGCCTGATGAGAAATTAGATGTTGTTGGTAAAATGAAAATATCTGATGATATTATTTTAGCACAAACTAATGGTAGAATTGATTATGATAATGGAAATTCTAATGGTGCATTAAGATTCCATTCAACATCAGCTAATGAAGAAAGAATGCGTATAACATCTGGAGGGCACGTTTTATTTGGTACTACTGACACGGCTTTAAGTAGTGGCGTAGGTTTTAAATATATTGATTCTGCAACAGCTCCATATTTTGGATTAACAGTAAATTCCTCAAGTGCAACGGGTGTGAGTAATTTCCATCACTATAATACAAATGCTACTTATAATGGCTTTAGATTTTATATAACTAATAATGGAGGTATTTATAATTATTCAGCGAATAATGTTAACTTATCTGATGAAAGAGTAAAAACTAATATAGAATTATCTGGTAATTATTTAGACAAAATTTGTTCAATACCTGTTAGGTTATTCAATTACAAAGATGAGCCAGAAGGAACTGAAAAAAATCTTGGAGTTATTGCACAAGAAGTTGAAGCTATTGCACCAGAACTTGTAAACCCAGAAGGTTTTGGGGAAACACCAGAAGATGGGATACCTTTAAAGAGTGTTTACACAACAGATATGATGTATGCTTTAATGAAAGCAATACAAGAATTAAAAGCAGATAACGATAGCTTAAGAGCAAGAATAGAAACTTTAGAAAATAATTAATATGGCAAATACTTATAATTGGAAAATTAATGCGTTAGACGCTAAAATTCAAGACGGAGATAATAGCGATGTTATCTACACAGTACATTGGAGTTATATTGCACAAGACGAATCAGGAGAACATCAAGCAAGTTCAATAGGTACGTTAGGTGTGACTTATGACCCAGACAACTTTATTCCTTATGCTGACTTAACTAAAGACGATGTAGTAGGATGGTTAGAAGCAGGGTTAGATGTTGAAGCGATGAAAACAAATTTAGATAATCAAATTGAATTACAAATAAACCCAGTAGATGAAACATTAAGACCTGACTGGAATTAACTATATTTGAATATAAATTTAATATTATGAGTAAAATAAAAAAAGAAGAATTAGAATCATTACAAGAATCACAAAAGAAGTTTGCTGCTATTAAGCACGACTTAGGACAGCTTGAAGTACAGAAACATGGATTACTACATTTGTGGGCAAGTATTCAAGAGGAAGAAAATAAGTTTAAAAAAGAGCTAGAAGAAAAGTATGGTAAAATAAATATCAACTTGGAAGATGGTTCTTATGAAGAAATTAAAGAAGAAAATAAAAGTTAATACTATGAAAA